ATTGAGTTATAGTCGTGAGGACGCTTGAAGTCCACGTTTGAACCCGATGAAGGGTTGAACTTGCCTGACAACAGTTGAGTGTTGACAGTCTTAGTCAGAACTCGGCTTGCCTCGAAGGCTTCTAGGAAGACACGAGCCACTTTCCGAGTGACGTTACTATTGAGATTGTTAGCCATTTTTAACTATTCCTATTCAAATACTGCGCCTTGCGGCCCTCTAGGTTTGGGGGCTTTACCAGCGCCGTGTGGTTGCTCCAAAGGATCAGGAGCGTTATTTACCTTGGGTTTAAGAGCAGCAGCTTTCTGCTTAACCGTTGTTGCTACATAAACTGCCGCCTGTGTAGGTGACATCTCGCGTAGCTTCTCTAGCTCTAAGAGGTTCTTAGAGAGGTAAGTAGTAATCAATGGCCCTTGGTCTTCTTCCAGTATGTACTGAACTAAGTCCTCGTGAATGCCAAACTGCGCTACTGTGTTACCTGCTACCTGTAAGTCCTCTGCATTAATCCCTAGACTTGTGGCCTTCTGGGAGTAAGACTGAACCTTCTCGGTCATTACTTCTTGCTGCTTTTGTGCCTGCTGTTGCCGCACTTGTTCTTGTTGCTGCTTCAGCATTTGCTGTTGCTGATCGAACGCAATAGCTTGTTTGAGTGCCTCATCCCTTAGATACAGTTGCCGTCTGTATTCCTCATCGGATATTGCAAACGGGTCTGGTACGTCTGGGACTTGTGGTCGCCTCTGTTCAGGAACTTTAGCCTCTAACTCTTCAAGCCGTTTCTTCAGGGCTTCTGCTTCCCGCTCTTTCTCTCTGAGCTTGAAAACTTTCTTCCCTACAGCCTCATCAAGTATTCGCTGCTGGTCTTCGCTGAACGTGATATGTTTCTCTGGGGTCTCCCCCGCCTCCGGTGCTGATTCGGTATCCTGATCCTCATCAGAATCTTCAGTCTCTACTACCTCCTCTTCTGTGGTTACGTCTTCCTCAGAATCGTACTCGTAGTTATCCTCTGGTTGCAGCTTGCTCATAATATGCCCTTTATAGGTAAATGCCCTGAATAGGTCAGGTGGCCTAAGCGCGATTATAGCATAGTGTGGTAAAAAGCAACACTTAGAGGTAAATTAGGCTAACTAATGGCGAGATACGCCACGGAGGATGTATGAGCGACTTGTATGAAGTATTTGAGACAGATGACCCAGAGCAGATGCACGACATACTGTTTGATGTGATAGGACAGTTAATAGAGGCTGACAGGGCCGGAGATAGCCCTATCATTGAGGAGTTGTGGGATAAGCTAGATGATATGGTTACAGAGCTGGTTGCGGCTGTGTAGATTCTTCCTGCATATCTCGCAATGAAGACACTGCGCCTAAAGCACCCGCGCCAGTAGCTAAAGGAATCATATATGTCTTAGTGACATCGTATGGGTCAAAGATAGACGCCACTTTGCCTAGCTTTGGATGATCTACAAAATAGCCAGTGTAATTACTATCTGCTATGCGTTTCTCTGAACCAGTTGGGTCGTTTGGAATCCATAATTTATCTGGGTCTTTTCTAGCGTCATAAAGCAATTCAGGTTCAATCAACACTTCGTTTTGAATAGAGCCTATTCCCACCTCTCGTCTATATGGATTCTCCGATGCAGGGATACCATAATACGATCTTTTGACGAAATCTTGGCTTCCCGCTCTATTACGTTCTGCACTTCTCCCAGATAAGCCTCGTCCGTACATTTCTGGGTCGACTCGCTCAATGGGTTGGTTTGATCTATGGATGATTCGTAACTTTCCATCATCCGTGATTGCTCCTTCAAGTCCTGTTTCACCACGGCGCAAAGCATCAAAAAATCTTTCTCGCTTATCGTCATTGATGATTAAACCTGATTCAGATGCATATCTAGGCATTAAGCCTGTTTTTTGATCTGCGAATACCGTGTCGTCAATACTGGCGGTTCTATTGCTTTCGCCATAAGGTCCGTAATTTAGCCAAGAGTTTTGCCCTCTAGTCTCTGACGCTAAGGCTCTTCTTGCTAATGGAGAGTAAAGCCCTGCATGAGATTGATAAGCGTTTTCCTCACCCATCGCTCTAAAGCCAACGCCTGACTTACCATGCCCATAATAATCATGAACTGCCCTAAAAATATCATTGGCTAGGGCTGGCTGACCACTAATAGTATACCCTGTTTCTGCTAGTAAGGGGTTGTTTTTAGGGTCAAAATCAGCATTTGAGCCAAATCCAGACCTAGTAGGGAAGACGCCTAAACGGTTATTTTCTGCCATATCTATAAGGGATAAATAAGGACTTGCAGCGTAAGGATCAACATCATTTATAAAGTACGGTTCTATGCCTTGGGCCAGCATTTGATCGTATTGTCCCATAGTCTCATTTATCATTTGCTGATAAGCACGTTGGACCTCTGGGTTTTCTGGTGCGTGAAGCATTCTGTCGTATTCTCTAGCCACCATTTCTGCGCGTGGCTGGTCCACTCTGGTGTATCTTGCCATTGGCTTATATGGCACACCAGATAAAGCTGAATACTGTTGTGCGGCCTCTTCTACCTGCGGGTTAGGACCAATCTGAACCGTTCCTAATTCTGGGATGTTGGGTCTGCTTGGCGCACCTTCTAGCGGAACTCCGCCTATCTGCTTAATCCCGTCAATCTCTCGCAGCGATGAGCCAATTTTTTTTACGCCTTTCGCTGCCACATCACCAACAATAGGCAACGCACCAACAGCCGCAGCTACTGTGTTAATACCAGTGCCTAGCATATCGCCTTGGTTGTACGAAGTGCGTATATCACCTACACCTACAGCGTCACCAATAATAGGAGTGAAGTCTATAGCTGTCTCAATGCCTTCCCCAGCGTTGATCAAACCTTGTCTATAGCCACCGCCTATACCGCTGTCATCAATTAACTCACGCAGCTTGCTACCTATTGTGGCTCGGAAGTTAGGGTTGAATGGGTTAATGGACGGAGAGAAAGGCTTCATTTCTGCGCCTTTCCACGGTATCCCCATTGAGTCTAACTGTTCTTGGGCAAGCTCCTGATTGGTCTTAGCCACCGTTAGCAATCCTCATCAAATCAACCGGACTCATCATGCTTAACTGAGCCTTTCGCTGTTGTTCATCCATCATGTCAGACATCTTCCTCTGGTTGTCCAGATTCTCGCCCATTGCCTGAGCTGCTGTCTTGTCTACTGTGGCGTTAGCTTGCTGTGCTTTGATCTGCGTCTCCATGCGCTTAGTCTCAGCGTTGAAGGCATCAATAGCGTTGTCGGCTTGGTCGCCTACAGATTGGCTCTGGAGCTTCTGAGCTTCAAGTTGTAACTTCATCTGCTCGTTTTGGAGCTTCTGCATCTCTATCTGCGACCGCATCATCTCAGCTTCAGCCTTGAGTTGCTCGGCTTGGGCTAGAACCATTGCAGGGTCTGGAGCTTGCTGGCCCATCTGCGCCTGCTGCTGCGCTGCCATCAGTTCTTCTTCAGACATCTGTGACTGAGGAATTAGCCCTTGTTGAAGCATTTGCGCCCTCTTGCGTTCAGCTATCTGTGAAGCCGCAGGAGTGTTTACATTCTGTAACAGCAGGTCACCAGCTATCTGCATCAGTGATGGGTCTACTTGAGCCAGTGAAGTAATTGCCTCAAGCGTCTCTTCTTGACGGTTCTTGAAGCTAGGGCCAGCCTTACAGATAACGTCATACGAACCAACAGACAGATCATTAACCGTGACAATCTCACCAGTAGCATTGTCTATCACTTGTTGGTTAAGGTCAGCCATATCATAAGTGTCATCTTCACGAAGCACTCTGATAGTTCTAGCCGTGTCATAGACTTTAGGGATAGCGTCCTTGATCAACCTACCAGTAGCAGCGATGGCTATCTCCATTGCTCGGCTGTACTTAAACGTGCCATTGTCGCCCTTGTTCTGGAGCTGACGTATAGCCACGCCTGATTGAGCGTTAGGATTGTCGCCCATGTTAGCTGCAAACATACCCGCAGTGGCGTTGATCATGCCCTGCATGGACTGAGCTATCATACTCAGACCCTGATTGACCTGCGCCCCACCTTGTTGTTGCGGGATAGCAGGAAACTCTGGGTCAGGGTTAAAGAATTGAACAGGATCGGAGTTAGTGTTGAGAGTGCCTAACTGATCCTCATGACCCGCAGCCTGCGTAGGAGTCATCCAGTACTTAGCCCTTGGAGCTAATGCGCCTTCCTCAATAGACCGAGACATTGCGTAGTTCAATACACGCTGTGGGTCTAATAGCTTCTCAACCACGCCCCAGTACAGAGTCTTGCCTTCAAATATCTTGAAGTTGCCGTACACAGGGATAACTGGAATTCTGTTAAACACAGTGTCACGGTCGTCTTCTAGCCAATCCTTATTGTCAAAGAACCTTGAGCAGACCTTGTGTACCTTGCGGGTTCTTCTACGAACCTCAGTGACTCCTATCATGGCTAGATCATCTACGATCTTCTCAAAGTCCTCATTGACCTCATGAGTCTGACCGTTGGACATCATGACCAATTCACGGTCTTCTGACTCCATATACAGGAACTCACCAACCACAATAGCCTCAGCCTTGTCGTAGTAAGCATCACCCTCACGGTCATCAGGGACGGACTCACCTGAGCCTTCAGGCCATCGGTTTTCATACTCATCAACCGCCATCGGATGCAGAACAAAGCAATACCGTGAGTCAGACTTATCCTGTAGCTCCGCAGCAGGGTCAAACCATACTCGGTCTACTGGGTTACCAATCTTCTCAATCACAATGTCCTGATCAAAGGAGTTGTCATCGGCAAACTTCTGACTAACCCGCCACGCATCAAAGCCGCCAGTAACCATGCCTCTGGCTGCTTGCGAGTAGACTTGCTTAGCGTTGGAGATATTTTCAATGTTGCGGATCAAGCCGTCATAGGTTGAGGCAATGTCCTTCGTAGCGTTACCACCAGCAGGGCTAACTCGGATGTCAAAGTCTGCCTGTTCAATCTCTGAGGCAACCTGATCCACTATGGGATTCACATTGTCAAAGGTGTAGCGTGGCTTGTTCTGGTTGGCTTCCCACCAGTACGGTTCCCACTGCCCATCCCTCTTATCAAGGAACAGATGAGACTCACGGGACATTTCACGGTTGTCGTGGTCTGCCTCCTGACACGAGGATAGAAGATTCAACACACTCTGGTGGTCTTCGTACTTGTCTTTGTAGGACAGATCATCCTCAGTCATCTGAGCAGATTCTTCCTTCTCTTCGTATCCGTTTTCGTAGGTAGCCATTAGCCCCAGCCCTTAAAATTGATTTTGACAGCCGCTTTCTGGACTGCCTTTGGTGAAAACATTGACATCATAAGCGCGTCACCCATGTTAGGAGACGGTAGCTCATACGGCTTCTTTGCCATGTCTATCTTCGACATTATCTGGATTTTACCATTGTTTGAGCGTTTTTGCGGTATTCTGCACACTTCACTTCGCAATTGATCTAACACCTCAATCTCTGAGGATAGGGAGATTATATCATCAGGGTTGACGTACTCACCCTTCACTACGGCTCGGTAGGTAGCCTCAAACCTATCCCGTAACTTCCACCAGTACTGCGCCCTCTTGTTGAAGAACGTGTCCTTGTTGGTCTTGGAGTCTGAGCCAGAGTAGGGGACGTTGGCATCATCAGGAGACTCTGACCCACGGAACTGGTGCTTCTGCATCGCAGTAGACTCTAGCTCTTGGTCTACCTGACGCTTGAGGGATATACCTAGACCGTCACAGTCCCACACGAACCAATCTGCTTGTGCCTGCCTAGCCTTCTGCAAGGCCCAATCCATGCCTTCACCTGAGTCGCCTGTTACCTTTTCACACACTTCCAAGACTACAGAACCTTTACGCAGCGCAAAGCCCTTACTGTCTCCACCCTCATCCGATGGATCGTGTGAGGCTATCAACGCACCAGATGGCTCGAACCCTA